GAGACCGATATCCAAAGGTAAATAAACAGCCTTTAGCAACCCCTGAGGGTTGAAATTCGACTTGCTCCGCCGTGGGTAGCTTCTTGGTTGTGCCCAAAAAGGTGGTTTTTAAAATTTTTTCCATTTTATCTGTCAGAATTGGGAGAGGTTTTACTATATTATATATAAAATATAAATTATGGATGATTCTATACGTCTTAGTGAGTTCATGGAACAAGTAAACTACTGTTTATCTTTAAAGTTTAAAGAAACATGGAGATACAGGTTTTCTACACACTTCATAGAAATATTTCAAGAAAAAGTTCTAAAGTCTATAGAAACACAAAGACCTCTTAAGTTATCTACCCTTGTATCTGCTTATACCAAAAAACATAAATACAGTATCTCAGAAGTTAAAAACTTCTTTGAGTTAATCGACATACAAGATTACTACCCTCTAATCTATGAAGACCCTAAGTATTTTGTTATGAAGGAAGAAGTGGTTTCCTAGAGTTTAACTAAACTCAATCTCTATTTCCCTCAGACCCGAGTCCCGAGGGGAACCTTTTTCTTTTTAGCCTTTTTGGCTTTAATAGCTTCATTATACTCGGCTAAGTGAGTAGCAGGGTTTAGTTTTGGACACATACTCTTAAACCCACACCAGTCACAATACTGGTTCATTTGTGGAAAGAAGTCACCCTTTTTTTTCTTCCTAATCTCCCAAATCTTCTGTGTCAGCTTCTTCATGTACATTAAGACATGAGGCTCAGAAAATTTAACATGAACTAATTTGTCCATGTGGGGGTAGTAGTGAGATAGCGTAACTGACGCAATAGGTACTGTGTACAGGACAGATACAGCGTAAGCGTAAAGAAGCATTTGTGGGTCGTTAAACAACTCTCTCTTTGTAGAGGCTCTTTTACTGGTCTTGTAGTCAATTACAAGGTAACCACCGTCTTTACTTTTTACGACACGGTCAATAATACCGTTTACTGCATACCCTTGTTTAAGCTCAACCGCAAACATCTGCTCTGTTGAGATTTGCTCACAAGAAGAAAGAGAGTTATTGAACTTAAAGAAGTTGTTAATACACTTCTCGATTTTAAGTTCTCGCTCTTTATCGAAAGTATAGTTAGGGCGTAAGATTTCTGCGATCTCGTTTAGTTCCTCAGGGGAGGTGCTTGCTACGCCGTCCTCGAAAATCTTATGGATATAAGAGCCGAACTGTAGGGCGTCTGTATTGGTAGACTTTTCTGGCAAATAATCGACGTACTTGAATTTGTACTTCAATTTGCACTCGTCGTAGACTTTGATCTTACTGGGTGATACCTTGTTTATAAACATACTTTCAGTCTTTCCCCGTTATTATAGCGTTTTTTCTGGATAATAACGCGTTTTTTTGTGGATCCTTTTCCCTATTATATAGTTAATGCTCGTACCCGCCTCCATTATCAAAACCTACCTGTCGGGGCACTTTCCAGAGTCCCAGCAATCAGGTAGAGAATTCCGAATAAATTCGATTTTTACCGACGATAATAAACAGAAATTATATGTGAATCTGGATACGGGGCTGTGGACCGACTTTAAGTCTGGTGAGCAAGGTAATCTGATCCACCTCGTATCCCACATTGAGAATGTCCCCTACTCGTCAGCCCGTAACTTCATGAAAAGAAAGGCTTTCGACGCGGGCGCTAGTTTATTTAATGTGTCTACTTTGAACGTCGAAAACAAGCCGATTGAGGTTTCCCGTACGATAAAAAAAGATAGCCGGGAATGGTTGGAAGTTAACCCAAAAAATGATATTAATTCTCCAAGCAATCTTAAGAGATTAGCATCTAAATTTGCGATTGACCGTAAGCTATCATCCTTTAAATTTTTTGTGGGTCGGACGGGACGGTATTTCCAACGTATTATTATTCCCTATTTTACCGCAAAAGGAGATGCCTTCTATTTCCAGGCTCGTACCCTAGTTAAACGTGACCCTAAATATTTAAATCCCAGTAAAGGTCTTTACGGCATCAAAACCTCCGAGATTCTGTATCCATACGACAAAAACAAAGGATATGTGATAGTTGCAGAAGGTCCCTTAGATGCGATGACCCTTCGTGCTGCGGGATTTAACGCTACCTGTACCCAGGGCTGTAAGATGTCTACAGTACAAGCTAAGGAGCTTAAAGGTAAGAAGGTAATACTTGCCTATGATAACGACGAAAGTGGACGAGACGGCTTCTATGAGGCTCGTAAGAGACTTCTGTCTCAACGCACGAATGACATCTACTCCCTTAGACCTCCTAAGGAACACAAAGACTGGAACGACTTCTGGGTAGCTTCTAACAGAATAGATTTTGAGGCGTATGTGCACTCTAATATTTTTAAAGCAGATTGGGAGCTAGACGCTATCTCACTATTAACTTAAATTTGGGGCTATATATGGTTTCTTCGACTACATCATACCTAACCGATATTTCGTAAACTCCACGTGCTCCCCCTAACAAATCGTCGGTAAATTTTGCAGTTATTGTGTTAGTGTCCCATAAATATGAAATTTGACCGTCCGAACTCAATAGGGTAGTACTCGCTGTATCACCGAAATCAGCTATCATAACTCTATTCGAGAGAGCTGGACTATCATTTAGCTTAACAATTCTCATAGATGCATTAGATATGAGCGCACCCGTCTCTATTAAATTACGCAAACTCTCTTTAATTGGCTCATTATCTACGACTAACGCTGTCTTTACTTGGACACGCTTTTTGCTGCCTAATTCAATATACCGCTGAACCAGTTTATTGGTAGTAGTTACCTCCAAAGGCTCCGTTACCGCAAAAGTATTAGCGGTCTCCATATTGAATGTGTTTACGTAAATCTGCGCTCTTGATCCTTCCGTCTGAACAACAGTCCAAATATCAAGATATCCTCCTGTTGCAGATGCGGTATTGTTGTATTGAGTCGCCCACTCTGGAGGTGCGCTATCCTTAAAGTAAGCGCCACTCGGTTCTAAGATAACGACAAAGTGACCATTTTTTTCTCTAAAAATAGCAGATGCGGAAAACCTTCTATCACCAGTGTAGTTGGTTTCCATACCCATCGCGCTCATATTCGCATCAAACCCGATTCTGTCCCCGTTATCGTCCCTTTTATAGTTATGGAACAGCATATTGGTAGCTACTGAACTAACCAGACCGTAGTTTGCATCTCCCGCCGTCCTGTTTACGTATGGATCTGCGGTACCAAATGCGGTATTAGGAAAAACATGTACCGAGCACACCTGAAAAGGGTCGTTTAACGCTCCTGTGTTGTAGTTATAAAAATCTAGTTGTGCTGGAACGAGGGGGCTGGGGCGATCTCCGCGCCGGATTACTGTATAACCGTTGAATGTTGTCATATCTTATTTATTTAGGGAGGCATAGGAGTCTTTTTCTTTTTGATTCTCCTCAATTAATAAGTCCATAAACTCCTTCCGCTCTATAGCGGGCATAAACATTATATCCTGGTAACTGAATCCCGCGTGTTTTACTAAATAGTACGCTTCATGCGCTAGATTGGAGATTCGTACATCTAGCTCACTGAGAAAAAAGATTCAGAAAACGGAATAAGACTTTCAGTAACAACACCGCAGCTGGCGCATTCATAAGACATTGATTTATTCATACCATAGTTATTTTTGGTAACCGATTCACGGAAAAAAGCAAGATCTTTGACTGTAGTTGCCTCAAAAAAACCTTTAATCACTTTGTGTTCACTATATTTGCCGACTGATAAAGCAAATCGCCATAGGTTGTCAATTAACTTTTCTGCATTTTCAAAATAAATTTCATCTTTGCAACGGGGAGTTACGAACTGAACCTCCTGCTGGGAATCGGGCAACGTTATTGTAAGAGGTTCCTTGTAACTATCTTCCACATAGTTAATTGGAACGTCCGAAATATTAACCGTTAGTTGGTTGGTGGTGCCGCATTCCCCACATTCTGTTGCAATAACATACTCATTGCCATAAGAAATCTCCCGTAGCTTAAACAGAATATAATTTTTATCCTCCAAGGTCATGGAGTTGTAGTCTAGTCCTTCTACACATTCTCCAATCAAAGAATTAATAATTTTTGCCCCGTGAGCACCATTTTTAATGCTGCGCAACTTCCTTTCGTGAGCAAACGTGAAAGGTTTAATCATGATACTTTCACTACAGTCAACATAAGCCAACCCCCTAGAAGGAAGTTTTAAGGATCTCCAGTCTTGAGATACCGTTACGTTCGAGAGAAGGTCTGCTACGGCGTCCGCGAGCTTTCCATCAAAATGTTCTGTAGGTGTGGGCTTACTTACGTCGTTTGGATCATTATGAATAGGTTTAGTGATTTGTTGGGAGGGACGTGTAGCTACTGGAGCCTCTGGAATATTCACACCTTCTCCTGGCTCGGCACCTGATTTCTCCATATGCTCTCTTGCCATCTCAATGAGGCTTTTTTCTTTTTCGGGTTTTGACATGTTTAATTAAAATAGTTTGGAACTATTATACTATAATAGTGATATGCTAAAAATTATTGTAAAAAATAATGAATCTTTCTTAAAAACAGAAAACAAAAAGCTTCTAACCACCCTAAGAAAGAAATATAGCGCTAAAGTTCCTGGCTATAACTACTCCGCTGCCTACAAGAAGGGTGGCTGGAATGGTGAAAAGCACTTTTTCTCTGATAAAACAGGGAAATTTGGAACTGGTCTTCTGTCTCATATTGAAGAAGACCTCACTTATTTAGGTATGGACTATAAAATCGAAGATTTACGTACTACCAACCACTCCGACGACATCTCGTTGCCGGGGGTGACTTTACGTGAGTACCAGGAATCCATGATTAAGAAGGCATTGGAGGCTAAAGGATGTATTGTTAAGGCTCCTACAGGCGCGGGCAAGACCCTTATCCTTGGTGGAATACTTAAAGCACTGGTGGGAAGGACGGGATTAGTCTTTTTTACAAAGAAACAGTTACTTAAGCAGACCTACGATAAACTTAAAGAGTGGGGGATTGACGTGGGACTTGCTTTTGGGGATGGAGTAATACTTAAGCCTATGACCCTATGTACTGTCCAGTCTATCGACAAGATTATGGATACCCACCTCAAACAATCAGAGTTTATCATCTTCGATGAAGTTCACGAATTTGCCAAAGGAAAAATCGCCACAAAGGTCATAAAATCTTTCCCTAACGCGGCTTACAGAATTGGGATGACTGCCACAGTGCCGCGTGATCCTATGAGTAAACTAAACCTTATCTCAGGTCTAGGTAATGTTATTGAGGAGGTAGATGCTCAGGGTCTTATTGATGAAGGCTTTTTAACTGAACCCATTATCCAAATAATCCCAATCAAGGACACCGGAACCGTAGAGGATACTGATCTGTCCTATCGTGAAGTGTACGAGAAATTCGTGACTGAGAATGATACGCGGAATGATTTGATTGTAGAATTAGTAGAAAAAATACAACAAAAACAATCTAGAACCCTTATAATAGTTAAAGACCTTAAACACGCTGAGATTTTACATTCCCGCATCCCCAACTCCTTTAAATTAGAAGGAAAAGATGATTTGGTAACACGGAAAAAAACTATTGATGCGTTTAAGGACAACTCAATCTCTGTTCTCATAGGCACCACCATTATGCAAACTGGCATTGATATTCCAGAGATTACCCACTTGATTAATGCTCGGGGCTTAAAGTCTGAGATTGCTACCTTACAGGCGCTAGGAAGAGCCCTAAGAATTCACAGGTCTAAGAATCGTGTTTTTATCTACGATTTCTTCGATAGAGCACCCTATCTAGAAAAACATGCTAAAGAGAGGATTAAATCTTATAAATCCCTCGGAATGGAGATTAAGAAATGAAAAATAAAAAAGAAGAAGAAAAAAAATTAAACGAGTTAACACCCCAAATGGTGGAACGTATTACTATCATGACCCAAACCCTAACTCAAATGAAAGCTACGGGAAAGACCGTTAATGAACAAACAATAAAGGAGCTGGATAATTTAATATCCGAACTCCTTGTATTGCGTTCTAGCTTTGTAGATAACGTTATTAACTGGACTAAGCAGGGCTATCTTGTGGAGGAGTAGG